CCCACCCATCATCCCTTCGGACTGAGGCAAATATTTTCCAAACAGGTCAGCGAAAAGATCTGCAGCCTTACCGATAACATCAACAATGTCCTGAATCATGTTGCCCATATCGAAAGCAAGCATGTCGCCAGAAATGCGGGCAAAAGTTACACGAAAAATTCTGGTTAGTTTGTCAAACGCCACTTTCACATCAGGTAAAAACGCCTGACCCAAATCAGCAAACATGCTGACCACAGAAGTAAAAAACGCTTTAGCCCGACCAATCAACGTGTCGTTAACCGCATCCAAAGAACCTGCGATCCCGGCAGTTTCGGCAAAAGTTCCAGAGGAAAACGCTTTCATCAACTCGGAAGCACCAGTCAAACCCATTTTCTGGGCATTCTCAATTGCTTTCTGAAATTGCGGGCCAACAGCCCCAGCAGCCTGAGCAACCTCAGCAGTAAGTTTCCCTTCCTTCTGCAACAAACCTAAAAATTCGCCAGCCGCAGCCAGATTCTTCCCAATGTCCCCACCCGCAGCAACAGCAAAATCGCCAAGCCCTTTCAGAGCCCCTTTCAAAGGTGCCGTAACCTCAGTGTTTTTAGAAATCGACGCAAAAGTTTGATTAAGTGCTTCCATCCCAAAAGAAGCCAACTTCGTATCAGACGTCAACATCCGCATAGCGGACATCGCCTGAGCAGTACCATTACCCAAACCCGGAGCACTTTTATACTGAAACTGAACCATCGCAGCGTTGTACTCACGTTGAGCAGCAGCAACAGTAGCAAGCGCAGCCGTCGCCGCTGCAGCCAACGCCGCCGTACCGGACATCATCCAGTTAAAAGCCTTCATGGTTGCTCTTCCAACAGCCAAAAGGCCGTTAACTGAAGAAAGGGCAGCCGCCATCAAACCAAACTCAAGTACCGTGCCCAAAAGAGCAAACTTCAAACCCTTTGAAAGCATCGAAGTGACACCGCCCACAACTTTGCGATGCATCTCAAACATTCGGCTTGTCTGATTCACTTTTTTGGACAGGCGGTCAGAATCCCGATTCGCCCCCCTCATCGACTTACTTAACTTATCAGTCGACCGAGAAGCGTCAGTGCTGGCGCCAGAAAGATCAGTTAACTTGTCGGACGCCCCACCCAAATTGCCGTCAGCAAGTTTTGCCTGAGACGACAAAGCAGCCAACTTTGCCTGAACACGATCAATGGCACTCGTGTCAGCATTTACCTCAATACGTATGACAACGCGCTCATCCATGATGATCCTATGTTGCCACTTATTTCGCCGTCAGCAGGGAAGAATCAGCCCCTGCGACGCTCCATCTCTTCCTGCTGGGCTTTACGGTCCCGATTAATCACCTGAGCGCAGGCCAAACGAATCAGCCAGTCATCATCAGAACAATCCAAAATGACCAAAGGGTCAGTGCCGAACAACTCGCCAAGGCGAGCAGCGGTCTTAATGCGAGCGTCGTCGACTAATTCGTCTACGACTCCGTCGTAGGGTCCACCGTCTCAACATCATCACCGTAACCGGCAGCCTCCATAATCGTAAGGGCTGCCGCTTCGACGTGCGGATCAAGTCCAAAAAACGCCTGAATGCAATCAGGGATAGGACGAGTCGTTCCAGTCATGTCAAGAATGTCCTGCGAAGCAAAAGAAAGAGAATGGCCAGCCTCAGCCAAAACCTCTTCAGTGCCCATGTAAATACCAGTCGTGGTATGACCAATGACATAACAAGCAAACTTCGTCGGATCAAAACCGGGCTTTGTGCCTTCACCGGCATTCTTGCGCCACGCCCGCATCTGATGCTGCGTGATGTTGGGGCTCACCTCAATAGCAAGACCCGGACGCTCAGGAACTTCAATAAGGATGCGTGGCCGCTCCACCTTCTTCGCAAGTTGCTCACGAAGACGGTCAAGGACACTAACCTCAGTTTCGTCCTTCTTTGCCTTCCCGCCTGAAGCGTCCTTGGACGTCTCAGTGTTCAATTCTGAAGTTGTGCTGAAATCGTAAGTGTCGCTCATGCCCGCCAACTTAGCACCAACGAGTGCCCAAACGCGACAAAAGGACGTTAAAAAAACGCCCTTTTGTCAAATGTTTGTAAATTAGGCTTGGGTCTGGCCCGAAACCTGAGAAATTGAGAACGTCAGCGAAAAAGTTGCTGGCGCCCCAGACGACGAATCGCCCTCAGGCTCGGACACGCCCACCAGAAGGGCTTGGGCGTAGGAACGCTCAGTCCCAAACTCAACCAAATCGCAGTTAAGTGAAAAGACCGTAACGTCGTAGCGGAGACGCCCAACACCCTGACGCACCAACTTCAGAGACTCGTGGTCACGGCGAGCATCACCACGGTCGAAATGGCGGGTAAGCGTGATGTCCCCAATCTCGGGCGGTGCACACAGAACCTCAGGGAAAGTGGAACCCCCGTCGTACACCTTCTCAACACTCGCGGTGATCTCTCCACCCGAAACCTGAGCAAAATACCCGGGAAACTCGGGGCCAGAAGTGCCACCAGCAACAAGAGGCTTGATGCTGGCGACAATCTGCCGCTGTGCAAGTTTATTGCTTGACATTATTCCTCCGCTCAGACAACTGAACTCGTGAGATTGGACTTGACAATTTCGATCTCAATGCGATCGGAAACACTCGATACCCTTACGCCGACCTTGGCCCGAATCACACCGTTGGCCAACTGGCTCAGCGGGTTCAGAGCGTCAGAAACCTCAACTGAGTACCCGGCGTCAAGACGGTTGCCCTCAGTGTCGAAAGCCTCAAACAGGCCGCCGGAGGTGCGAAGCGGATCAAGCAGAGCAATAAGCCGTGCTTCCACCTGCCCGAAAACGCTGCGACGCCCATCAATCGGAGAGAACACAAGGTCCTCAAGACGCTGCTCAGCCTGCGACACGATGTAGTTCAGCGTGTCACGAGTCGTAATGTACCGGAAGTTGGTTTCGTCATCAGACCCGGAACGGGCACCGTAGATGCGGACAGAACCCTGAATGATCCGAATCGCATTGATTCGTGCATCGTCAAGTTCTTCACCGGTCGTCTTGGGAACCGAAGTTGCAAGACCAGTGACGAAACGTGCCCGGGAGGGAAGCCCTGCACCCGGCTGCCACGGCCCAACAGTGTTATGGGCAATGGAGCGCTTAGCGGCAGCGTAAGCCTCGGGGGAAACCGTCAATGAAGTTCCGCCCGGACCCGGAATCGTGACATGCGGGAAGTAGTACGCAGCGTACTCACCGTTCTCGGTCACGTAACCCTCAACAGTGTCGATGGCATCGCTTGCCGTATCACCTGAAGCGAAACCAAGAACCGCAATCCGGTTGTTCGCCTGAGCGTGATCGATAAGGCCATCCCAGATCGTTGAAGACGAATAGCCGGGAATGGCGACAGCGCCAGCACCCAAAGCATTGTCAAACAACTCAAGGGCATCGACAAGTTCGGCTTCTGTTGGAACTGACGTTGAACCAGCCGAGAGGGCAGTTGGGCCACTGTCAGTGAGAACCGTTTCGCCTTCACCAGTCTCCGTGGATGCCGTTACAAAGAAAGCCGCCACGCTGGAGCCGTTAATTGCAGCAACAGCGTCGTCCACGGTTGCCACGAAACCGCTCGTGTAGACCAATTCGTCTTTCAGGATCAGTCGAACTGCAAACTTCAACGCAGCATTTGCCACAATCTCAACTTCAAGTTCTGTCGACCATGAGCCGGGTGTTGCGGCGTCGATCCGAAGAGCGCTCTCCACAACAAGGAAGCCTGAAGTGGGAGCAACGCTTGCACCAACCGCACGGCTCACGTAGGCGCGAGCGCCACCCTCTTCAAAATAGGTTTGAACCTGCTGATAAAGAGTTTTGGATGCTTCGTAGTCACCGTAAATTGCCTCAAAGTCAAGGAGACTGGTAACAAGGCGAGCCTCGTCAATCGGCCCACGCTCGGCGGTGCCTGCTACAAAAAAAGTAGACGCTGGTGCAGTGTTCGCCGTTGATGGTCCGGTTCGAACTGCGGTTGTTACAACTACGCCGGGCATGGGCGCTCCTCCATTTGTGGATCTATGCCAAGATTACTACATCCGAATTGCTGTTCGGTGTAATGAATTGCTGGTTTAAAACTAATTGGATAGTACAGGGCCAAATGAGGGTTTTTCTGCAACGGCTACCAAGAAAGTGGATCTTCTAAAATTTCCGTTTCGATTTCAACGGATCCCAATTCTCCAACATTGCGCCTAGTGATGTGTTCTGTCAAAGTTAAGTCGTAACCGATATAGGCGCCAGCCATAACTCGATCACCTTTGATTAAGGTCAGATCAGAGAATTCTTCCCGCAAATTGCTTTCCTCAACCCTTGCCCCACAGTCGGTGTAATCAGCGGTGCGCAAACTGGCATGATCCAAAAGTGCCGAACGTAAAACCGTTGTAATATTGTCACGAATTTCGGTGCAGTATTCGGAACCGTCCGCCTTCACCCAAACGTATGTTCTCATTGTGTAGCGAACGTGATATTCGGGATTTAAAGAACTGTCGTAATCCACGCGACCGATTTGTGGCGTGGAAATAGCCACCGTAATAATCGTCGGCCAAGTATCAAGAGCCACCGGCTCGTACGTCAAGTACAAAAGCGGATCAGGGAGAGAATCTTCGTCAAGGTGCCAGTGATTCCGGTAAGTTGTAAGCCTTTCCGGGAGGTCATGGGCAAGATAATTATTTACAAGCCGTTTCGCTGCTGCGGATCCCTGCATCATGTCGGTGAGATCCCGTTAGCGACCCAAGCGGCAGCCTTTTTCCCTAAGTCGCTTGCAAACCCGCGTGGCTCAAAGACGATTTTTCGGGGTTCCATTTCACTTGTTCCATACTGATGGAACTTTGCGTAGTCTAGTTTTGTGCCAAAAGTTGCATTTGTGGCATTAATTTCATTTGGGTTCCCGCGCAAGGTCGTAAGGGAGCGAAAAAGCCGTCCACTTG